TTCGCACATGACGGTCGGCGACTGCCGCCAGGAAGTGAACGCCGACCAGGCGATCGCAACCCAAGCCGCGGAGGCCGCGACCTTGTCCGGCGCCACGCGTACCGAAAGCGTCGGGGTCATCACGGCGGAGAAACTCAGCGAGATCGCCGACCGCGACGGCATCAAGGGCCTGCGCGCGATCGCCGAGCCGCTGGGTATCAAGAGCAATTCGATCGCCGACATGATGCGCGCGATTCTGGAAAAGCAGGGGGCGTAAATGGACGTCTACGCCACCGGCGCTGCCGTACAGCTGACGGTGCCTCTGCAAGATGCAAGCGGCAACGCCTATACCGTCAACACGGTGCTCTACCGCGTCACCGACGAGAACGGCGTCGAACTGGTGGCGTCGACGACCCTGGCCGGCTTTAACGCAGGTGACGTCGAGGCCGTGATCACCATCCCGGCTGAAGACAACACCCTGGCCGCCGGCGTCGCGCGCGGCTTGCGCAGCGTTGAACTGGTGTGCGCGATGGATGGCGGCAGCGTCAACCTGCGCGTCGCCTACGCCATCGAAGCGGGCGACCCGCTCGTGGTCGGCGTCAACTCGTTCATGACCTACGCCATGGCGGAATTCGTCGCGCTTGGCCTGCCGAATATCGACAACTGGAACGCGGCCGACGAACGTAGCCGCATGGCCGCGCTGATGGATGCGCGCAGCCACATCGTGCAGCTGTCGTTCACGCCGCTGAACTCCAACGTCAATTGGGGCCAGGACAGCCTGAACTTCATCCCCGAGGGTACGTACCCAACCGACTACGTCGGTGACAGCAACATGTTCCTGTTCAGCGGCAATCTGGACCTGCTTCGGCCGAACCAGTTCGCCTCGCTGCCGACCCGCTTCGTCGACGCCCTGCGCCGCGCGCAGCTGGTCGAAGCGGATTTCATCCTGAGCGGCGGCAGCATCGAGCAAAAGCGCCGCGACGGTCTGATCCAAGACAACATCGGCGAGTCGCGCCAGATGTTCCGTCAATCGAGCCCGCTGCAGCTGCCGGTGTGCCGGCGCGCGCTGGACTACCTGTCGTACTTCGTGACTTTTGCCAAACGTATCGGGCGCACGTGATGACCTACGACGACTTCGGCGCCCAGACGCGCGCCGCCTATGACGTGTACGTGCTGGCGCTGACCGGCGCATACCTCGGCTTTCAAAGCGCGGGACGCGGCGCCGACGCCGTCACCGAACTGCGCCGGCAGGGGATCGGCTTGATCGACACCTTCATGAACAGTGTCCATGTCATGGTCAACCGGTACCTGACCACCCTGCCCGATGGACCGGGTTCAAGCGAGCGTGAGACGTTCTTGCGCGCTGACCTGCAGCGCATCGCGGTCAAGAACCTGAATGACCTGATCGTGCGCATGATGGGTGTGGGCCTGCGTCCCGCCGATATGCTGACCAAGCCCGCCGGCGCCGTCGGCCTGCTGCTGCAGCAGAAACTGAGCCGGCCGCGCTTCACCGCGCGCGACAGCGCCGGCCGCGCCTGGGACGCCGCCAAACTCGTCTCCGTGATCGCGCGTGACTTCGCCTACCAGACCTACGTCGACACCATGCTGTATCGCCAGGCGTCGATCGGCGCCGTCGTGGTCGACGTGGTGTATGCCGACCCGGCGCGCAACAAGACCATGCCGCTCGCCGACGCCGTCGGCCAGCGCAAGGCGATCTTTCACGTGAACGCCACCGCAAGGATTCAAACCCATGTTCCGACCTAATATCCGCTGCGTCATTCAGTTAGCTTCCGGCAAGAACGATGTGCGCGGCCAGCCGATCCCGGGCCCGAACGTGCCTGAGCGCTGCGCCGTGGTCAAGCTCGTTACCAAGAACGAGAAATCGAGCGTGCGCGCCGATTCGTCCGCCTCGCGCGGCAACGCGCTGGAGCTGGAAGCCGATTCGGTGATTCTCCTGACGACTGGCACGCGCGCGCAGATCGACGACATCATCATCATCGGCGGCTACAAGCTGCGCATCATGGCTAAGCAGCCGCGCTTCGACGTGAGCGGCCGCCTGGACCATTACGAAATCAACGCCGCCATGTGGGGTAAAGCATGAATCTGATGCCGCTTGTCAACCTGCTGCAAGACACCGGTCTGGGCACGCAAGGCACCGACCTGTTTGTGCACATGATGCCGGCCGAGGCAGAGCGCGCAACACTGCTGCGCACGCCGCTGTCCGGCACCAAGATCGATTACGAACTGCCTGGCTTTTACAAGACCCAGTTCCAGCTGATCGTGCGCGTGCCGGCCGCCGACTATGACACGGGCGATCAGCTTGTGGCCGACGTGACCGCGGCACTGACGATGCAGGAGCAGCAGGTGGAAGACATGTTCTTCAACTACAGCCGGCCGCGCACCGAGCCGGTGCCGTTCCCGCTTTCCAAAGGCAACCTGATCGAATTCAACGTGATGTTCGACTGCTGTTTCGTGAAGGGCTGATCATGCCGACCAAAGTGCAAGGCGTCATCAATACCGAGGAAATGCTGCTGCGTCTGGACACCACCGTCAAGAAGCGCGTGGTCAAAGTGCTCGTCAAGCGCGCCGAAATGATCCGCGACACCGCGCGCAAGATGGCGCCGGTCGACGAGGGCAACCTGGAGGAAGCGATCAAGCTGCGCGGCGACGCCATCGGGCGCACGCGCGACGAGTTTGGCCGCTTTCAGCGTACCGAAGTCGATGTCTACGTCGACATGGACCAGCCGGTTCCGGACCGGCCTGGCAAGACCGTGGGCGACTATGCCTACGAAATGCACGAACATCTGACGCCGATGGGGCCGCTGCAGCTGGGCCCGGGCTCGCAAGCCAAGCAGGACGGCCAGTCCGAGCAGGTCGGCGGCGGTTTTCTTGAGCGTGCGGCGGACGAAGTTGTCGGCGCCGGCATGGAGGCGGAACTGATGGACATACTGCGCGACTTCGTGTAGGAAATTGGTCATTTTTATGATATATTCCGTCAGTCAGTACTGACTTATACCCTTTGCAAAGGAGTTTTGAATGGCAAGCGATACCAAAAACGTCAAGCTTGGCGTGTGCCGCGTCCTCTTTAACGGATCGGACCTGGGCTACACCAAGGGCGGCGTCGAGGTCGAGGTGAAAACCGACACCCACGAAGTCAACGTCGACCAGTTCGGCAAGACCCCGATCAACGAATACATCATGGGCCGCTCGTGCACCGTGAAGGCGCCGCTGGCCGAGACCACGCTGGACAACCTCATCTCGACCATGCCGGGTGCCACCCTCGTGTCGGACGGCGTGTTCGCGACCGGCACCATCACCATCGCGACTCAGCCGACCACCGGCCAGACCATCACGGTCAACGGCCAGACGGTGACGTTCAAGACCGCCGCCAGCGGGCCGCTGGATGTGACGATCGGCGCCAACGCCGCCGGCACCGCGGCCAACCTGGCCGCCGTGCTGAACGAGTCGAGCGTGCCGGCCATCGCCGCCGCCAACTATTCGGCTGCTGCCGCTATCGTGACGGTGACGTACGACACCCGCGGCACGGCCGGCAACGCCTTCACGCTGGCTACCGGCACGGCCGGCGTATCGGTGACGATGTCGGGCGCAACCCTGACCGGCGGCGTCAATGCCACCACCAACCGCGTCGACGTGACGACCGGTATCGGCATCGACCTGCTGTCGATCGCCAAGGAACTGCGCCTGCACCCGGTCGCCAAGGCCGACAACGACCAGTCGGAAGACTTCGTGATTCCGCTGTGCGCATCGTCGGGCGCCCTGACCTTCGCGTACAAGCTGGAAGACGAGCGCGTGTTCAACGCCGAGTTCAAGGCCTACCCGGACCCGACCACCAACAAGCTGTTCTACATCGGCCAGTAATCGGCCGGCAACCTAAGCCCCGCCGCCCTGGCGGGGCTGATTCCCCACAAGGAAGAACATGAAACTTCTCGACCTGGACAAATTCACGCCGGAAACCGGCCGCTTCCTGAAAGTCGACGGCGTCAACCATGCGATCAACAGCATCGACGTCGGCGCCTTCATCGACACCACGATCGCCGTGAAGAACATGGACCAGAACGACGCCGAAGCCCAGCTGAAGTTCACCGTGGACACGATTCTGCGCCTGGTGCCGACCCTGAAAGTGGGCCAGCTGCAGCGCTACACGCTGGACCAGCTGAACCAGATCGCCGATTTCGTGCGTGGCGCCGATGTGCCCGACGCCGAGGAAGTCGCCGACAGCGCGGGAAAGTAGACGACCGGCAGGTGGAAGAACTCGACTTCGGGTTCTTTTTCTGCCGGGTGATGAGTTACTACGGCATGGGTTTCGGCGCGGTTCGCGCGCTGCCCGTGAAGACGTTCTGGGCCATGCACCGGAACATCGATCGAATCGAAGCCAGGGACGATCAGAAGCGCCTCGCGCTGAACATCGTATCCCAATCGACGCCGGAATCAGTCGCAACATACCGGCAGGCGTTGGTGCTTGAGGCTGGCACTATCGTGCGCATGGATGACGAGGTCAACCCAATGCTCGCGCGCCGCGACGAAGACGGGTTCGCCGAACTCAAGAGGATGGCGGGCCAGACCATAGGCCAGTAACTTTTGAGGTAACACATGTCGGTCGGTAAGGAAATCAAGGTCGTTCTCTCGCTGGACGACAGCGGATTCAGCGTCAAGGTTCGCAAGAACAGCGACGAGGTCAAAGGCCTGTCCGGTCAGCTCGACAAGCTGACCGGCGCGACCGAGAAGGTTGAATCCGGAATGGCCGGGATGTCCGGCAACATGAAGGGCTTTGCCGACGGCTTTGCCTCACTCAACCGCTCGATTTCCGCCACGGTCGACAGCCTGCAGAAAAACCTGCTGGGCGGTTTGTCGAGTGTGAACAAGGGCATCAAGGACGCCGCCAGCCAGGCCAAGGCCGCAGCGACGGCCCAGATCGACGCCAAGCTCAAGACGCTGCAAAACGAGATCGACACCAACAAGAAATTGCTGGAGTCGCGCGCCAAGGCGTACAACGACCTGCGCAAGCTGGAGTCGGACATGCGCGCCCAGGCGCTCAGCGCCCAGCTGGCGGCCGAGAAGGCCCGCCGCAGCAAGAAGGCTGGCGCCGGCGCCGTCGCTGCCGGCAACCTCAACGAAGCCGCGCGCCTGACCAACAACGCCGATGCGGTACGCCGCGAGATTGCCGCCACCGACGCGATGATCGCCAGCACGCGTACCGCCCAGGCCGCGCGCATGTCGTCGATTGCCTCGCTTGAAGCTGAGCGCAAGGCGGTGCTGGCCAATGTTGAGGCCAAGATGCAGATGGATCGGGTCTCTGCCGCCGTGGGTAAGAGCAACGAGGCCGAGATCGCTCGCATTCGTCAGATGGCTGCCGAGCGCGAAGCTCAAGCTGGCCGCACCGCCGTCAAGAACGCGGAAAGCTTCGCGCGCCAGAAGAAAGCCTACGCCGA